ATTGGAACGTCAGCGTCATCCATGAGCTTGATCAAAGCACGGAAACCAGCATCAGTGAACACGTCAGCAGGAACTACGGTGTCTTCTGCGTAAGCAGTTAAACCAGTAGAAGCATCGATGTAATAGCTGTTGCTATGAGTCCAGTCAGAAGTACCATCACCAAAGGTTTGACCCAAAGTGAAGAGCTCGTCGTCAACTTTCTTAGCCAAAGCGTAACCAGCATCTTCGGTGTAGAAACGACGTAAAGAAGCCAAAGCTTGAACTTCGACGATGTCCTCGATGAAACGTGAGTATTCGAAGTGCTTGTTGATAACAACTTGAACTTCAGTCTCGGTATCAGCTTGGATGTTTACAACAGTGTTAGCTGACTTAGCAGAAGCAGCACCACGAGTTGGCTTAGGAATATGGAGCGTGTCGCCCTTCTTACCACGCATCGTCATTTTGTTGACGAGGTTTGCCAAAACAAGGTTCTTCTTGTAAGCAGCGATTACTTCGTCACTCCAGATCTCTGGAATGAATTTGTCAGCATTGGTCTTGTTGACAATGGTAGTAGAACTACCAGGATATGCAGCAGTTGTTAAAGCCATTTTTAAAATCTCCTAAATGAATTAAAGTTATTTAACCCTGCCCTCTGCGTAAGCTTGGAGAATTTCATCTGCCATGCTTTCGTATCGGTTTGGGTCTTGCATTCTTAAGCGAATAAGATCTGCACGACGATAAACAGGTTTTGTTGACTCCCCAGTACCGCCTTGTTGAACGGCAGCAGTCTTAAGTGCTTTGCTTCGGTTCTCTTCATCGACTTTCTTCAGCGATTCGTCAGCAGCTTTAGTAGCTTCTATTTTTTGTTGTTTGACGTTGCGTAGAGACTTGTAAGTATCTAGCAGTTCTAACGCTGAATCTACATCGTAGTTGTTTGCCTTAGCAAATAATTCCATACGAACCTTAGAACCTTGAATCCATGAAGCAAAGTCCTCAGATTGTGCTACACTTAAATAGTCAGGATGTGCTTTCTCAATCGTCTGCAATGCAACTACTTGGGCTTGTTGAGCTTGTTGTTCTTGCAATTGCTTTAGGATTGGGTTGTTTGCTACAGCCTGATTTACTGCCTTAGCAGGGTCTTCAAACCAATCAATCTCTTGTGCTTTACTTGGCTGTGAGTCGTGCTTCTGTTCGAGTTGTTGCTTTAGAAGCGTATCCGCTAACTTACGTACTTCTCCAACCTCCTGAGCTTGTCGTCCGATTAACTTCTCGGCTTCTTGATGCATCCTGATAATCTCATCAAGAGATTTACCACGATACTTCTCAGGTAATTCGGGTGCGGGAGCAGCCTCTTCAGGTTGTGCTGCCATTTGCTCAGCAGCGTCTGGGGTTGTACCCTCGTCTTTTGTTGGATCAGCGAAGTTCTCGTTAGATTCTTCTTCTTGCAGTTCGATAAAATTTGCAGCCATGTATATTCTCCTGTCGCAATGCGATTTTAGGACATTTAAAAAATAGCTCGGTGGTCAAGAGTCCATTTACGAGCCGTTGTTAGCTATTTGTTTTTCTTTCCAATGCCAGCTTCTCAGCTCTCATCTTTGCCCATCGTGCCGTAGCACTAGGGAAATCTCCACAGATAGGGTCTAAACCCAACCTAGGAGAGGAAAGAATGCGAGTAGCTACCTCGCCACACTCACCACACTGAACTTCTTTTGTGTCTATATCGACGAAGGACTCAGTGATGTGTGAATTCTTACAAGAAAACTCAAACATCCGTCTCGGCATTGTCTTCCTCTTTCTGAAGCTGCTCGTAGACTTCGGTGCTTGACTCTTTTAAATTCTTTAGCCAGGTCATGATAGAGACTTCTCCCTTTCTAAACCAGAGCTGCTGCTCAGTATCAACACCTTTAATGGTATCTGTGCTACTGAGCATTAATTCTATATCTTCTACCAGATCCTTCCATCCTTTGGAAGCCATCATGGAGAAGCGTTCTTCATAATAATCCTGTAATTCTCTGTTCATACTCTTTTTCCTTGACAAGGAGAGTTGTTTGTGTTAGTATATGCTAATATTATACCATAAAATTTACAATTTGTCAAGAGTTATTGCATTTTTGTAGCAGTTTGTAACATAGCAATACGCTCGTTTGACATGATATCAGCCTCTTTAAGGGCTAAATTAGCGATTTTCTCCGCTTGTGTGAAGGGGTCAGTACCCATTGGCTTGTTTGCAGCCTCTACAGCCTTGATTTGGGTCTCTACAGGGATTGCCTGAGCCTGAGCTCCAGCCTTCTGAGCTTCTGCCATAGCCTTAGCAGCCTCAGCTTGAGTCTTCTGCAGGGTAGCCTGAGCAGTTGCTAGGGCTAATTGCTGCATTTGCTGCTGCATTGGGTCAGGTTGACTCATTTGTTGGAGTCCTGCTACGATTTCCTCACGATTAGAGATGCTTGAGCCCTGAATTACACCCTGTAACAGCAGAGGAACGATAGGAGATTCAGCTCCTAAGGTGGACATTAAGCCCATCATCTGCTGTTGTTCGTACTCACGAGCCACCATTCCTAGGGTAGAAACAGGCAAGAACACGAAGTCTTGTACTGGGTAACGATCTGGGTCAAACTGCATGAAGCGATAAGCAGCTTTGGTGATGAAGGGGATTAAGAAGTCCTCTTGGAAGTTAATCAGAGTACGCTTGTTCTTCTTCATCAAGCCTGAGAGAGCCATCGAAAGACCAGCACCCGAAGCTTCTCCAGCCGCGACTTGTCCAGGCATAGCAGTGCTATCGATTGTCCCAGTAGCTTGGAGCAGCATTGCTTGGAAGTTTTGAGCAGTCTGGAAGTTTTGTGGGTCAGTTGTGCCAAACTTGAATGGCATCATGATCTCGTTAGGATTACCGTTAACGAGTAGGTTCTTGCCAGGCTTCACATCATACTTAGCACCACGAGGCAGACGAGTAGCATCCATCGCCATCATCGGAGCAGTAGTCAAAGCAAGGGAATCTAAGTGGCTACGGATCTGAGCATCAATTGCTTTCTGCATATTGTAGCCCTTCTCAGCAGTGCCACGACCCCAGAAACGACCAGGCATCGAGTCAGCTTGATAGGCGACAATAGGACGATCCTTCATCATGTAAGGATTCTCTTCAGCTTTTAAGAGCCACTGGTCATCAGCAATCACCACGATAGCCTCGATCATGTCTTCGTAGTCTTCAGCCATTGAGCCTTCAGGAAAGAGGTCTACTACTTCTTCTCCGTCCTTCTTTTGGAGTTCTTTGAGATACTCCTTAGGAACAAGACCATAGTAACGAATTACTCGTACCTTGTCGTCCTGCTTAGGAGACATCTCTTGGACAGGTTCTAAGTCCATGTCGTTGTAGCTAGGAGTGATTCCTACTTTACGGTATGTACCATCAACCATGCCTTGGACGATTTTGTGGTAGGGCATGTACTCCTCAATGGCTACACCAAGGGAAGACTCTACATCACGAGCGTTAGGATCAATGAGGAAGTTACGAGGATTGATTGGATGTAGTTGAACCATGAACTTCTTCTGTTCTTGTACACCGATAGCTGCCATGCTTGTGCCTGGGATAGGCTGCGTAGCAGGAGACATAACAGTCTTCTCTTCTACGGTAATCTCTCCGATACCTGTACCGTACAGTTCTCCTAAGAGAATGATATCATCTAAAGCTTTTTTAACCTTCGAGAACTTAAAGTCCTCATGCATCTGCTGACGTACTAACGCAACATCTGTTTTATCTGCATCAGTCCTATCGTCAACAATGTCAAAGAACTCGCCACGACCAAACACAGCTTCAGAAATCTCAGCCTGTTTGCTCTCAATCGCTTGTTGTAACGCAGGTGTAACAATACGAGATCTCTCGGACTCACGAGTCTTGTCGTATCCGTCCCAAATCCCTCGCCATAGTCTTTCATACTCTTCCCATTTGTCTAGATAGTTTACATCTCGGTGATCTCTCCAGCGACGTGTATGGTCTACAACGAAAGCTACGAGCTCACGGTCATATTCGTTTACTGGATCTTCTTTAAATTCAGCCATGTGTTAAATTCCTGGAATGGTTGATTGAGGGACTTGCATCTGAAACGGATCTGCAGTACGTGGAGCAGTCATGTTATCGATAGTAACACCTGCTATACGATTTTGAGGATCTGTCTCGATTGCTTGCATAGCAGGGTTTTGAACACGCTCTGCTACGTTTAAACCACGACGCTGCTCAGTTTGACGAGCAAATACTTCACCAGCTACTTTCATATAATCCGCCACTGATTGTTGATAAGCTTGTGTGGAAATATTCTTAGCTTCGATTGCTGCACTGAGAGCAGGATACTTCTGAGCTTGAGTAATAAACTTCTCTGCTTTTTCTTTACTACCGAATGCTTGTTCTAAGTTCTTACGAGCAGATAAACCATCTGGCTTTGTAAGTCCAGCGACTGCGTCAATCACTTCGTCTTTAGAAAAACCAAGTGTGTTAAACTTTTTAGCAAACTGTAAGGACTCTGGTACAGATTGAGCTACTACTTGGCTTAGTGCTGCGGAGGAATCACGATAAAGTTGGTTCTCTTGAAGAACACCGTTAAAGCTCTCACCCTGTGTGAATAGCTCTTTACCTTGTACGTAATGTTGTATCTCGTGCAGTGCGACCTTCACTGGAGTATCAGACTTCTTCCAGTCAGGGTGTTGACGATTGAATAGAATCATATTCTGCTCAGGAGCATAAGCTGCTAAGCGAGAAGAGACAGGATCATCGATAAAACTAACAGTAACATCACCGATGTCTGGATAAGCTTTCTTTAGCGTGTCTGCTTTGAAGACTTCGTCAAATGCTAAGACTTCGTTCTCAGGGATCTTATTTAAGTCTACACCACGACGTAGGTCAACATTCTTATCACTGATCTCTAGCATTGCCTTGTTTGCTACAGGATCAAACGCTATGCCTTGCTGAGGATACTTCTCCATCCACTCATCCGCAGGGAGTCTAAACCAATCACGCTGTGCATCTTCTAAGGTCTTAGTTGCAGCTCCAGCGTCAATGACTCCAGCTTCTCCTAAGTTACTAATACCTTCACGTCCGATAAACATCTCAGGGACAAGGCTTGGTGTTGCTCTGCTTGTGCCTCGAAAGAGTCCTTGTGCTTCTAAGTTATCTACTAACCCAGGAGCAACCATCCTAAATAAGCTACCAGTTATGCTCATCAGTATCCCGATATAAAGTCAGAAGGTTCATATTCGCTTTCCATATCATCTGTAAAGTATGACGTTACAGCTAACTGGTCAACGTACGATAATGCATCCACTAAGTCGTCATGCACCTGTGGGGTCGGGAACATCAGAAGCTGATCAGTGAATTCTCTCCAATCCTCTTCTTCGTTCAGTATTACTTTACCATGCTCGAATCTTCCTTGTAATGCCCAGAGGATTCGCTCAGTCTTTTGCTTACCACCATGTGTTAAATCTTGGATGTGAGCGTACACGTTGTTTGCTCGCATTAAATCGCTAAGATAGGGTAATACAGCGTTACGCACCGTACCTCGCTCAATTCCCACACCCACTGGTTCAAACTGACGTATGTTCTTGAGTATCCTTGCTGCAGCCTCTTTAACATCCCAGCGACCATGTTCAATCTTTTTAACGAACCAATCTCCATCATCTGTTACCTTCACTACAGCTATCGCTGATTCGTCTAGTTTCTTTGCTCTTGCGGAGGAGTAGTTACTGTTAGTGAATCCTGCTAAGTCAATCGCTATGTGATAGACTCCATTGCTAGGTTCTTCTCCGTACTGAACCCACTCTTCTTTAAATAAATCTGTTCCTGCGTTATCAAAGCTTGCTTCGTATTCCTGCTTGAATGCAAACGATGATAAGGTTTTCTTAGCTCCCTCGATCTCTTTCGGATCAATGAGAGGGTTATCTTTGGTAGTGAAGTGCCAGCTCTTCCACTCTTCATCTTCCTCAGACGTACCAAGGTTGTACATATCGTAGAACCAATTACGTCCTTTAGGAGTACCGATGAACAGTGCTTTACCTTTTTTATCGGATAGAGCAGCACGTAGTACCTTCTCCCAAGTCTCTGGTTTGATGTCAGCTACTTCGTCGAGAACAAGAAAAGTAAGGCTAACACCACGTAGGGTATCAGGACGATCAGCACCACGCACATAAATCTTTGCTCCGTTTATCAGCGTGATATCCATGTTGTTCACATGGGAGCTCTGGATTACATCCCTACCCAGATCCATCAGTAAGTCCCAGATAATCTGTCTGGCTTGTCCTTGCGTAGGAGCTACATACATCACAGCACTACCTTGAGGACACCTCAGCCCCTCTACCAAGAGGGCTACTGCTGAGAGTCTACTTTTACCACACCGACGACCTGCTACGATTACCTTGAACCGAGTGTCGTCACTGAATACTTTCTTTTGCCAGGGTAGGAGCTCGAAGTTAAGATTCATCTTCGTACTCTTTTTCCATGTCGATGGTCTCTACAGCTTCCACCTTAGTCTCACCCAAGCCAGTAATGTTAATGGTTACAGCATTCCGCTGACCCTTCGCATCCTTTTCAAAGAGTGAGACAGGTAGAAGTCTGTCCATGCACATCTTTAGACATGCTACCTGATCCTTGTCAGTATCGTCCAAGGCTTTTCTTAAGACAGTGTCTATGACCTTAGTTCCAGTAGTACTCAGGAGTCTAGCTTTGAATTCAGCGATCCTTCCTGTGTCTCCCTGGGGACGACCTACTTTACCTCTTTTACGCTTCGCTTCTACGACAGCCTTAGGTGGACGACCC